ACTGTAAAGGGTTTAAACTGGGTCTGCTCTAGGCCTGCCTGAGCAATGTCTAAAGCTCCCGGAACCTCGCGTCCACGCACAGTTGTACCAACTAAGGCTTCTTCGCCAACATCGGACAACCTGTTGTATTCTTCAGCGGTCAATAAACCGCCAGTAACGCCCGGTATAGCGACCTCTGGTTGAAGCAAATAATCTAAAATGCTCATTTTTTTCTCCTAGTTAAAGCAGCTTACCTATTAAGGCCATTACGTTAATCTCCTGTAGTGACAAAGCAAAGCCGTCTATTTCAGATTCTAAGCCTACCTGTACACTTGTCCCATATCCTGTTGTGTTCAATGATCGTGCGTTAGTTAGCTGACCACCTGTAAATTCTACCGTTGTATTCTCACTTTGACCGTAAAAACCTGTAATCTGAGTACCTACCGTAAACTCTGCTGTAGCGTATGTAGTATCAAAGTCATACGCCCACTTAAGAAACACTACAGAATTGTTAGCGCCAACTAATGTGGGCTTGAGTTTCTTAAGAATCTTAACTCTTGAGCTATCACCAAAGGTTAAACTTGGGATGTAGTACTTAAAACGATAACCAACGCCGTCGTCACTATACCCTGTGTATGTGCTGATACCGTTAGTAGTCCCTACGTACAGAGTGCCGTCACTAAGGCGTGTAAACGATGTAAAACTTGTAGAAGGCCATCGAGTCACACGGTATGATCCATTCTCTAATGTGCCACGTACATCAAAACAATACGTTACGTCTTGACCTACAAAAGTAAGCAGGTAAAAACCTTCTTCTGGACTATAAACAGACCTAAAAAACTGAGTCTCATTTTGTAACGCAGCAATAATATCTTTTGTAATATTGCCTGACAAACTACTAATAGGCATTGACTTTTCTTGTATTGTTCTGCCAAAGCTTTTAAGGCCGGTGTGTGACAAGAACAACACATCTGTACCTGTATACTGTACAGTGTCTCTGTTGACACAGCCAATACCCGCTACTGTATCTGATAGTGTCATAGACGCAGGAGAGGCAGCACCTTCGTAAACAATAATACTATGCTTACCAAAAATAATTAGTAAGTTGTTGTGAGCCGCTAACGATACAATCTCATCGTATCCGTCAGGCCATACCTTAGAGATGTCAATAGAGCCACTAGTACCGCCCGACCAGTGAATGCCATTTAACAAATCAGACCAGTATATTGTAGACTTGTCCGTGTTAAAGTCTGCTGTCCAGAGCCTGCCGTAAGCCGCTAACACTTCGTTACCGTACATAGTGCTAGAAACGCCGCTAGAGTGCGTATGGTCGCTCATGGCCTCTACAGCGCCAGAGGTGTTGTCATACACTAAAGGCTCAAAGCCTCGCTGAAACATATAGATACGGTCGTTAAAGTCTACAAGCTTCCAGTTGTCTGCGGTAATGCTATAACCAGCAGGAGTCTCATCTACTAACGTAGTTGTACCGCTAATGATCTTATTGTTACCTACAGAAAAAACCTTAGTGTTTCCTGCGTTGTCTCTAAACTCTTTGATAGCACGTAATGAATCAGTCCCCAGTACAGTCTTGTTAGTTGTAACAACAGTGTGGCCCTTACGTGCAGCAATACGACCACGTTTGTCAATCACAGCGTTGTCTGCAATTTCTGCAAACGACGGGTCTTGAGCCAGTGGCGAGTCTTCGGTGTTAACACCTTTGAATGCCGGAGCTACAAGATTGATACTTTTAAGTTCTTGAGCCATATCAGATAGTCCTAAAGATCATCTCTTCTGGGTGTTTTGCTGCGTCAATAGCAACAGCGTCAGACAAAAACTTGTCAGCAATAGCAAAATATTCAGCAGCAGAAGTACCACCTGTTTCTCCACGCTCTCGTGCTAGTAGAGCTACCGCAAGATGTACTACAGGCATTGCAGGTACAAGCATAGCGTCCGTGTCAGAACTTAAGTCTGCTTGCCTTTTAATAACATTAAATCTTAAACTGTACACACCGTCTGGCTTAGGACTAACAAGAACTTCAGTGTCTCCGTTAGCGTCTAGTCCGTTGTACGTGTAGTAGAGGGGTGAGCCTTCTGACTCATTAACTAAATAGATTTGTTCATTAAACCAGTCTTTAGTCTGGTAGTTCATAAAGCAGTTTTTAGTATCGTTAAGAACAGACATTACTTTTACGTTATCGCTGCTGCCAATAAGTGAATAACTATTATCAGAAGCAACAGTAGTTACTACAGTGGTTTCACGTAATGCAGACCAATCAGTAGCTTCTTCTACTAACTTTTTAGCGTCGTTAATAAAATCACCTACCATTTTAACATAAGTTGTGCTGGTAACTGACGTAGTTTCTTCTTCACGTAACCTACGTAGTACATTGTTCATTAAATTTAAGTACGTCATACTAACATCCCTGATTTTCTACCGCCCATTCCCATTGTTAACAACCTATTAACTTCTTTGTTGTAGTCTACTTGTGGCTTTGCTTGTAGTGTTTCTACCGTTGTTGGTGCATACTCAAACGTTTCTTTAAAAGGAGTAAACTCTCTTGGGGCAGGAGCAGCAGGAGTTTGACCAGCAGCCATAGCACCAAGAAGACCGCCAACACCCCCAACAAACATATCTTGAAGTGTCTGCGTTTCTTCTCCCACTAGCTCTCTAATTTGTTGTTGACTAGTTAGTAAACCTTCTTGACCTGTAAGAATATCTTGTTGGCCTTCTAATACACCACCTTCCCCGCTAATCGCAGATAACAAAGCGTCTTGACGTTCAAGAACACCGTCTTCGCCTGTAATGGCACTAAACCCTGTAGTTAAATTAGTTACTAAATTGTCATATACTGTTGTTAAATCTGCGTTTGTTGGTGTATTTTCTAACGAGGCATTAAGAGCTAGTGTTAGTTCGTTTCCGGTTAAAGTATCTGGCATTAATGCAGATATCTGGTTAAGCTGATTTTCTGTAAAATTAAACTCTGATAATGCTGTGCGTACATCCGTATCTGTAGCAAAGCTTAAACCACTTATAGCATTAGTAATTGTGGTGGTTGCGTCTGTTAAGTTTTCACCAGTAGCAACCCCTACTAAAGCATTGTCAACTACTGTACCTACATCAGTTAAACTTAACCCTGCTGGTATAGCTCCTACAATCTGTTCTATTTGAGGATCAGTAAACTCATAATTAGATAAAATATCTTTAACATCGTCTGGAGTAGCAAAACCAAGTTCGCCTAAAGAGGTGTTAATTGCGGATACAGCGTCGGTAACATTAGTTGCTGTTGCAAGTTCTGCGTTTGCAAATAACTGAGTAACCTCTTCGCCTGACAAATTAGGGGGTATGTCAATTGCCCCGGATATTTGGTCAAGTTGATCTTCTGTAAAGTTAAACTCTGATAATGCTGTGCGTACAGTTTTATCAATATCAAGATTACTGATAGCATTAGTAATTGTAGTTACTGCATCAGAGACATTAGTTGCTGTTGATAAATCAGCATCTGTAAATAGTTGGGTAATGTCTTCGCCACTAAGGTTGGCGGGTATATCTATTGCGCCTGCTATTTGATCTAACTGTGCTTCACTAAACCCGTACTCAGATAGTGCAGTTTTAATGTCTTCTAAGTTAGGTATATCAAGAGCATCAATAGCGTTTGTAATCGAAGTTACGGCATCAGAAACATTGGTCGATGTTGAAAGGTTCGCGTCTGTAAATAACTGTTTAATTTGTTCTTCTGAAAGATTTTCAGGAATATTAATTGCATTAGATATTTGCTCTATTTGAGCGTCAGTAAACTGATAATCACCTAACTCATTAATAAAGTCTTCAGCAGACGCAAGTTGTATAGCATCGTCACCTAACAAACCAACGGCAACAAGCTCCCCCCTAAGACTTGCAATATCACTTGAAGTAGCTACATCAGCATTTTCACCGATTAAACCAGCATCAGTAAGATCATCGCGAAGGTCATTGATATTGCTAGTAGTAGCAAATAAAGTTTCTTCGCCTAACAACCCTGAGTCAGTTAAAGCTGTAATTAAACTGTCAAGATCTGCTTGTGACGCTACTGTAACATTTTCACCAATTAAACCAGCATTAACAAGTTGATCTCTAAGACTTGAGAGATCTTCGGAAGTGGCTAATAAAGATAAACCCTCTTCGTCTACAATGCCAGCAGTCTGTAGTGCAAGACCTAACTCTGTTTGGAAATTAGGCAGCTCTTCACGTACAACATTACCTTCGGAGTCAACAATACCTGCATTTTGTAGGGTAGTAAGTAATTCTCCAGAAATGTCTTGACGTATTACATTACCTTGCTCGTCTACAATACCAGAATTTTGTAATGTAAGTAACACATCCCCACTAACGTCTGTAGTTAGATTGCCGTTGTTGTCTACTAAACCTACTGTTTGTAATGCAGAAATAACTGCCGCTGGAATGTCAGGAAGCTCCTGTCGTATTACATTACCTTCTTCATCAACTAAACCTACGCTTTGCAATGTAGTTAAAAATTGATTTGTAATGTCTTGCTGTACAACATTACCGTCAGCGTCAACAACTCCTGCATTTTGTAACGCAAGTAACACGTCTCCAGTAACGTCTAAAGTTAACTGTCCTTGTTCGTCTACTAAGCCAACAGTCTGTAGCGCCGAAAGTACTCCACCTTCAATATCAGGAGCTTCTTGGCG